CTTGGTTCTTTCTTGGTCAAGACAAGTGATGATGACGTATTCTATGTCGGCGCAGGTAAGCTCACTCATCCTGAGAGGGATGCAATCTGGAAGGATAGGGACAATCTTCCAGGAAGAATCCTGATTGTCAAGCATGAGAAGATAACCACTTCTGGCGGTGTTCCTATCTGTGCTGTAGCTGTGGAGGTGAAGAAATTATGAACAAGACTAACTTCAAGAGGGTGTGTCGCCTTTACAATGAGGGTCTGACAACTGAGACAGCTATCGTACTCATCATCTCCCTAAGCAGGAGTAATGAGGAATGTGCTAAGTATATTCTAAAGCTGATGCATGAGGTTGTCTTCCCTCGATGGTTCTCTCAACATTCAAGGGGTCATCTACCAACTCCAGATGGATTCAGGCCCCGATAACTTTTTTCAAGGCATCCACCCAGATGTGCATTTTTTAATTGACATCTGGGAATTATTATGTTACCATAGTTATTGTATCATAAACTGATGATAACATAAACTCCAGATGAAAGGAGGTGAACACTATGTCTGAGATGGCTTCAAGATATGTCCAAACTGTTCTAGACAGCGGAACTTTCAAGCGGCTGAAAGTTGAAGCCATCTACCAAGATAAGCCTTTAGGAGATCTTCTGCGAGAGATCGTAGAGGAATGGGTAAACCAACTTGACAAAGAAGGAGAACACCATGGCAGAAGAGACAACGACTCAGACCCCGGACACAGAGAAAAAGTCCCGCAAGAAACTGGAGAAGGATCTGACTGATCATCCCCTGGTCAAGATCACTGTCCTTGGAGGCAATGAAGGTCAAATGGTCTTTAGCATCCTTGATCTCCCGATGGATATTCAGGATCGCCTTGGACCCTTTGGGCTTGGTCACAAGCTTGGTGATGCTGCTGCTGGACGCAAGGGCGTTGAGGCAGAGGAAGCTATCAACAAGGTGTGGGATGGCCTCAAGGCTGGTGACTGGACAGTCAGAGCCCCTGCTGTTCCTAAGGTTCCCATCAAAGCCATCATTGAGAATTACGAGCTCCTGTCTGACGATGAGAAGGCTACAGCTAAGAAGCTGCTGGGCGACCTTGGAATGAAGATTCCTGGCATTACTGATGACGAGGGGTAGCCTCCTCTCGGGGGCCCTGGGAGCGGTTAAGCTTAGTAGCCCGAATACTAGGCAAAGGTCCAACTGATCTTTCCTCTCAGGGCCCTTTTTTAAGAAACGTCAAAAAATGACATTTTGACTGAATCCCCGTAAGTGGTTACAACCACGCCAGCCTGATAGAGGCAAAGGAGGATACATGATCGAACTAGATCACACCAAGAGAGATACGTTCGACTCCTGTCCTAGAAAGTATGAATTAAACTACCGCAGACATATCATTCCAATTAAAGGCTCAACAGCTCTCCGCTATGGTATTGCATGGCACTCAGCTATGGAGGGATTCTACTCTCACATAGCAGAAAATGGCTGGACTAGGGATGGAAGAGCTATTGAGAGGGCAGTACAATTTGCCCAGAAGAAATGGAATGAGGTTACTGCTAGACAGACCTGGGTAGATGATTACAGAACCATAGAAAACCTACTCTTAGCCTTAGTCTCTTATGTAGATCACTTTGCTCATGATGAAGGATTGATGAAGATCCTAGAGTCAGAGAAGGTGTTCAAGATTAAGATGACTCCCACCGAGATAGAAAAGAAATACTTCCCCACTCTAAGACCCTTTTTCTTTACTGGTCGCTGCGATCTGGAGGTACATCTATCAGGGCGTCCATGGCTGAAAGAGTTCAAGTCTACAGGACAAGCCTTAGCACTACAAGCTGCCAGGCTACACAGAAGTCCACAAGTAATTGGCTATAACTATGCCGCCTCCCATATTCTAAAGACGATTCCGGAGGGTTCTCTAATTGTGCTTCATCACCTATCAGCATACAAATCCAGAACCACTGGACAGTATGGCAGCCCCAAGATAGACTTCAAGCGTGTACCACAAGTCTTCTTTGAGGCTGATCTGATAAGTTGGAGGCATCATATGTTCAGGGCTGCTAATGCTCTCCAATACTGCATAGATAACGATTACTTTCCTGTAAACTTGTCTTCCTGCTATACATATGGAGCTTGTGCCTACCTAAATATCTGTGAGCAGAACAGACCTGCGGGAGAAGAGATACTGGACAATTACTTCATTGATCCTGATCCCTGGGACGTGACTAAGGAAGTCGATGAGAAGGATATAGTAGTTGTGGAGGACACTTATGGAATTTAAGAGTGTGAAAGAGATGACCATAAGTTCAGCTCCTCTGCTGAAGGTATTTGTCCTCGGAGGGTATGGGACAGGTAAGTCAGTATTTGCCAGCTCGTTTCCAACTCCAGGATTTGTCTTTGACTTTGATGATGGAATGCTTACCTATCGTGGTAGAGACTGGGACTACGAGACATTTGAGAAGTCAGGCAAAGGTTGGGTTCAGTTTGAAAAGGTCTATCGCTTTGTTAAACAGGCAGCTGATGATGGGAAGTACAAGACTATAGTTATAGACAGCTCAACAGCTATGACTGACTGTGCAATGGAGCGTGCTTTACAGATTGACCCAAAAAGATCAGCAGAGGGAGGACCCATCTGGAACGTCCACTACATGATAGTCAGGAATCTCATGGCTCCACGCCTGAACAACATCCTCACCTTCCCTACCAACATTGTAGTCTGTGGACACTGGCAAGTAACAACTGATCAGAAGACAGGAGCAATCCTGAGTGTTGATCCCCTTCTTACTGGTCAGTTATCTGAAAAGGTCCCAGGTTACTTTGACGAAGTCTACACGGCCTTCACTAAGATGCAGGAAGGGAAGGAGAGATTCTATATCAGGACTGTGACCAAGGGATTTTACAAGGCTCGCAGCAGACTGTCTGGAGTGCACAGAATTCTACCAGATGAAATCCCCAACAACTATCCTGCCCTGATTAGACACTTAGAATCAGGAGCAAGAAAGGAGGAAGAAATAAAGGACAAGCGAGAACAACTCCTTGCAGAGAAATTTAGTAAGGAGGAAGACCCACCAACTATTGAAACAGAAGGAGAACAGAAATGACAGAACTAGAACCCCAAGAAGGAGCGCACATCGAGACAGACTTTAGTCTGGAAGATGAGTACAAGCCAGACCCGTTAGCCCCGCAAGGTAACTATCTTGGTAGTGTGGCTGGTGTCACATTTGAGATGGCCAACCAGGCAATAGCCTGGAGGGTTGTCCTAGCAGACAATGGTGGGGTAATGTCTGATGGAGAGACTCCTATTGACGGCCAAGCATTTACCTATCGCAACTGGCTTCCAAGGATTGGTGATGAGAACAAGATGACTGCCTCAGGCAGAAGCACTAAGCGGCAAGCCAAGATCAACATGATGAAGCAGTTTGCAGATAGTATGCAGATCAACATGGATAGTCCTACTCAGATTATGGCCTTTATTGAGTCAGGTGATTGGGTAGGCATTGATGTAGTTGTTAGCTTATCCATGGAGGAGTATCAGGGTCGCACAAGGAATAGTGTCTCCAGTATGGCTCGTAGGGCTTCTGAGTCTGATGGGTCAGAAGATGACATTCCCTTCTAACTAGGGGGCTGGCGATGAACCTTGGAGCTTTACTCGAAGGGCCATAGGATAAGGCTGCAGGCAGTAATCGCCAGCCTTTTTAAGGGTTTAACCATGAAACTTGAACAGTTAAGAAAGAACTTCCTAACCAGCTCTGAGGCGGAGCAGGAGGAGATATTCCACCGCTACTGTCTTATTAGGCAGAGGGATTTAGACCAGGTGGTTGTGAAAGTTCCTTTAAAGAGAGCTGTTGGAAAGAGGATTTCTGAGAGAAAGATACCTGTAACCCCTGACCAGCTAGAACTCCTACGGAAGATAGGGCTAGTATAAGGAGAAATGCAATGCAGGTTGTAGAACTTGCTCCAACTGAAATAAAAGTCCGTGAAGGCCTGGAACGCTTCAGACAAGAGGTCGGGGATGTCCAAGCTCTTGCGGACTCATTCGTAAGAACTAGGCAGATTCTGCCTATTGTTATAACAAGAGATAATGAACTTGTAGATGGAGGACGTAGGCTTGCTGCCTGCTTATTGGCTGGAATCAAAGTCAAGGCAGTCTATGAAGATGTTGTTGATGACTATGAAATGCGGGAGCTAGAACTTGAAGCCAACCTCCACAGAAAAGATTATACTCCTGCCGAAGAAGCCCTTGCCATAGATGAACTCCATCGCCTTAAGCAATCCCGCCACGGAGCCTCTATATCAGGTAGCACAAAAGGATGGTCAATAGAGCAGACTGCTGAACTCCTTGGAAAGACCCGAGGCTCTGTCTATAATGCTATGGAGATGGCATCCTTAGTTCGTGCCTTCCCTCAATTGAAGCAAGCAAAAAAGAAGTCTGAGATAAAGAAGGCTGGACAGGCACTGCAGAAATTAACTGCTGCTATGGATGGAGTGAAGAAGCACGAGGAGGCTATTAAGGATAGGAAGAGTACCTTTGAGCTTATTCATGGAGATGCTGTGGAACACATGGTATCTGTGAATAAAGGCTCTATTGATATTCTTCTTACTGATCCCATCTATGGTATAGAGGCAGACCTTCTAACGCAGGGAATAGGAGGTAAGACTGGTGGACAACTTACAACCAGTGGGTATAAAATTGAAGATAGTCGGGAGCCTGCCCTTTTCTATTACTCTGTTCTCGCTCGGGAAGGATTCAGAATTACCACCCCTACCTGTCACGGGTACGTCTTTGTTGGTCCCGAGCACTTTTGGACTCTGCGTCAGATGTTCATGCAGGAAGGCTGGCGAGTTCACATTAAGCCCATCATTTGGATTAAGCGAGAGGTAGGTCAGTGTAATGTTCCAACTGCCTGGCCTGCATCCTGCTATGAGATGATTATGTATATCAGAAAAGACGAAAGCCGCTTGGTTAGGGAAGGTATGCCTGACTGGATAGAATGCTCTCCTGTCCTACCAAGTGAAAAGCTTCATCCCTTTGAAAAGCCAGTTCCACTCCTAACAAATCTCCTAGAAAGATCAGCACTACCTGGGCAGTCCCTCTACGATCCCTTTATGGGAAGTGCCTCTTCTATTGAGGCTGGAGTAAGACAAAGACTTTTCTGCATTGGAGTTGACAACTCAATGGAAGCATATTCTAATGCCTGCAAACGCATGGCTGGACTGAAGGAGGATTACTATGCAAAAACCCAAGAAGGGTAGATCGGTACACAGTCTGTTTGGTGGCAAGCCTCAGATTGCACCTGGTGTTAATCCAGGGGTAACTGTAGATCAGCTAAAGCCCTTACTCTGTAAATGTGGAAATGCCTTATTCCTCCAGGCCTCTAATGTCTATTATGCTAGCCCTCTCCAAGCAGTGTCTGGTGGGCCTACATTAGTTCAGGTTCCACTAGGATTCTACTGTTCTACCTGTGAGAAGATAAATGAATTTGATGTCTCAGGACTTCCAGCCTTCCAAAGTGGTGCAGCCCCTGAGGGAGAGCAGAAACATTAGAACGGAGTCAAAATGTCAAAAATTGACATTTCTCGGAAACAGGAGTTATGCCTTAGATGTATGGAGTGCTGTAAAGTTATTGGGATTCCATCTATCTATAACCCAGAATACGATCAAATGATCCACTTCTATACAATAAGAGGCTGTTCTATTAAGAAAGGAGGACTGGACAACAGCGTAGCTATAGTTGTGGTCCCATATCCCTGTCCGGAGCTATCTCCTCTTGGGTGCAAGTCATACGAAGATCGGCCCTTATGGTGCAGGTTATATGACGGAAAGATAGACCCAGTTGTAAGAGATAAATGCCTCTGGAATAAGGAGGGAGTATGACCTACGTAAGAACTGAGGGCCCGCTGACTGCAAAGATAATGCTGGTCGGAGAGGCTCCTGGAGAAGAAGAAGATAGAACAGGGAAACCTTTTCGGCCCAATGCCCCTGCTGGAAAGACTCTTAACCAGTTGCTGGCGCAGGCTGAGATAACCCGTGCAGAATGTCTTGTTGCTAATGTGGCTCGGGAGAGACCTCCTGGTAATAAGATAAGCTTTTACTTCGAAGATAAGAAAATGACTAGGCCAAAGCCTATTCTAAAGGACTGGATTGCAACCCTCAAGAAAGAGATCGAGACCTACAAGCCCAACATAGTTGTTGCTCTTGGTGGGACAGCACTGTGGGCATTGACTGGAGAGAAGGGAATCAAAGACAAGCGGGGGTACATTACTGAAAGCACCCTAGTTCCTGGCCAAAAAATAATAGCAACTTATCACCCTCAGAAAGTAAATTATGAGTGGAGGCTAGGTTTTACTGCTATAATGGATCTTAGAAAGGCCAGGATTAATTCTGAAGGTCCATCCATGCCTGTTGATAGCAGGAGGCTTAATGCCTATCCCAGCAGGCTAGAGTTCTTAGAATACCTAAAGTATCTCTACTTTGAACATGAAGCTCCAATAGCTCTAGACATCGAAACTGTAATGCCTGGGTGTCATATAGACATTCTTGGGATTGCTGATAACCCTAATCATGCCTTATCATTTACCTTCCTGTCTAATAAAAAGCCCCGCCTAGATCCAGCAAAGGAAAGAGAAGTCTGGTTGTGGCTTGCAAAAGTCTTGGATAAGCTAGAAGTGATAGCTCACAATGGTCTGTATGATATTGCAGTTCTGTGGCATCACCTTGGCATCCTCTGTCGTAAGTTCAGACATGATACCATGATAGCTGGTCATGTATGCTGGCCTGAAGTTCCTCGCAGCCTTGCCTATATGACTTCTATCTGCTTAAACGTCCCTCCCTGGAAACATACCGCAGCTACTATGCCCTCCCTGTACAACTGTGCTGATGCAGCCAATACCTATGGTGTCTGGGAAGTAATGCAGAATGAGATTGATAAGCTAAGCGTCAGGGACACCTATGAGTTCGAGATGTCTCAGGTATGGCCAGCTACTATGCTACAACTCCAGGGTGTTGAAGTGGATCTAGGTCGGAGGAATACTATTAAGGCTAATATTAAGACTAGAATAGCTCAACTGAATGAGGAGCTTACTCAGGACTTCGGGAGGGAAGTAAACATTAACTCTCCTAAACAACTGCAGAATCTGTTGTACATAGATATGAGTTTACCTGTTCAGTATAAGCGGAGGAAGTCTAAGTATGACAATAGAAAGATTACTGCAGACGCAGAGGCGCTGACTAAGCTATTAAGGACTACTAGCAATCCACTCCTAAAGAAGATACTGGAGGCTAAGAAGCTTACTAAACTGTTAAATAGCTTCATTGATATAGAGGTATCTCCAGAGGGAAGAGTACATACCAGCTACAATGTCACAGGGGCTACAATGCAGCGGCAGAAGAAGGGCTTAGTTGTTGACGATGAAGATCAGTACAAGTCCTTTGGTAGATGGAGTTCTAGTCAGTCTATCATCCTTCCTTATGGAAGTGGTAATCTTCAGAACGTTCCGTATACAGCAAGAACTATCTATACTGCTCCAAAGGGACACTTATTTCTTCAGGCTGACTATGTCCAGGCGGAGGCAGTTGTAGTTGCTTTCCTTATAGGTGATGAGCCTATGAAGGAGATGTTCAGGAAATCCTATGGGCTAACCAAGTCTCAGCGAGCAGAGAATAACTACGACATTCATAAGCTCACCGCCCATACTAACTTCGGTATTCCTTTGGAGAGAGTAACTGAGGCTCAGCGTGATGTAGGTAAAGCAATCCGTCATGCTACTAACTACTCTGCAGGTCCAGGGGTACTGTCTGCAAAGCTAGGCTGTTCTATGTCAGAGGCTAAGAAGCTGCTGGAACAGTTCCATGATACTTGTCCTCAGCTACGACTGTGGCATCTGCGAATTCAAGAGGAACTGCGAAGGACTCGTATGTTGACTAACCTCCTTGGCAGGCCTCATAGATTCCTGGAAAGGTGGGGAGATAATCTATTTAGAAGTGCTTACTCGTATAAGCCACAATCTACTGTTGGAGACTTACTCAATAAATCTCTTGTAGTTATCTACAATGAGTATGGAGAAGAAATCCATCTAGCCTTGCAGTTGCATGATGCTATCTATACTATTGTTAAGGAAGAGGAACTTGACAGAACTATATCTCTCCTTAAGGAATCTATGACTGTGCCTCTGCAGGTAGACGGAGAGGAGTTCTTCATTGATATTGACTTTGCTATTGGACCTAGTTGGGGGGAGCTACAGAACTATGAGAGTAATTAAGGTAGTATATACAGTCGAATACTCAATGCAAGATCTGGTCCTTTTAGGGCGCTTGTTAGGGGGCTATAAAGAGAAGGTGCTTCCTTCTCTAACTAAGGCTGAGGAGGCAGTTCTTGATGCTATGTACACTGGCATTACGCATATATTCAAATTAGGAGGAGAGTCATGAAGGAAGGAAAGTTAAAAGATATTATAGCTGAAACTCCAGGAGGCAAGATATTTCTTGCTTGTCCTTATTCAGGTACAGAACAGGAGCGCAAATCTAGATTTGCTCTTGCCACAAGATTTGCTGGAGAACTGATCTCCTTGGGCAAGCTAGTATTTAGTCCTATCACTCATGGTCATGCTATTGCTTCCTATACTCCAATGCCTCTAACCTACAAATTCTGGAGATACATAAACAATAGCTTCATAGAATGGTGTGATGAGCTTTATGTACTGTGTATTCCAGGATGGGAACAATCTGAGGGAGTCACTGCAGAGATAGCCTATGCTAAAGAGCTGGGGAAGCGGGTAATCTTCAATGAAGTCAGGGATGGTGGAGTTGAATTAGCACATAAGATAGGACAAATAGGAGATGCGCCAATTATCTGATTGGTTAGGAGGCTATATAAATTTTACCAAGGAAACTGAAAGTGCTGCTATATTCCACAAGTGGGTAGGGATAAGTATGATAGCCTCAGCTCTGAGGCGAAAGGTACACTTTCACTTTGGCAGGATACGGGTGTATCCTAATCTTTTCGTTGTCTTAGTTGCAGAGCCTGGAATTGCTCGCAAGACTCAGGCAATCAGTTTTGGGGAGGACATTCTCAATGAAGTCACAGGTATAAACATATCTGCAGATGCCATCACGCCTCAGGCTCTTCTTGAAGACTTAGAAGAAGCAGGAGACGATGCTCTCATGCCTGACAATACAGTCTTCAGACATAGCTCACTTAGTATTCTATCTGGGGAGTTTGAAAGCTTTCTTGGACAGAAGAAGGAGAATACTAAGATGCTAGTCACACTAACTGATTTGTTCGACTGCAAGAGTAGGCCCTTCAAGTATAGGACTAAACACGCTGGAACTAATGTAGTACCTCATGTGTTTCTTAACCTATTAGCAGCGACTACTCCAGAGAGCTTAGCCAGCTGTCTTCCCAGTAGTGCTATTGGAGGAGGCCTTACTACAAGAATGATATTTATCTGGGCTGATGATAAAGAGAAGAAAGTAGATGTTCCTGAACTCACTCAGAGAATGAGGGAGCTTAAGCATCTTCTTATTCAAGATCTCAGTGTTATTGCTAGAATAGCAGGGTCTTATAACTTTAACAAGGAAAGCAGAAAATGGTGGTCTGAATTCTATAACAGCTATGATGAACGTGATCCTACTAGGATATGTAAGGACCCTGCCTTTAATGGCTGGTACTCTAGGAAGCCTCTTTTCATGATAAAGCTAGGGACCATCCTAGCTGCTAGTAGACACAATGAAAGGAAGGTGGAGATTCGTGATTTGGAGCGTGCCCTAGATTACCTGGAGGAGGCAGAATCCCTTATGGGGAAGACATTCACAGCTGTTGGTAGAAGTGATATAACTGCAGATGTTGATTTAGTCAGGAATGTAATACAGAGACATTCGGCTATCTCTGAAAAGAGACTACTTCATATGGTATGGAGAGATGTAGATGCCAAGAAGTTCGATAACGTTATCTCTACCCTTATCAGAAGTGGTGATGTTACAAGGAAGTACGTTGATCCAACTAACAAAAAACAAGAAATTTGGTATCACTGGAACTGAGCTGTACTAATACCCAGTTGAGATAGTAAGATGGACATATTTACTACCTGACAGAGTATCCATAAATCTCTTCATAGTATTCCTACTGTTGGCGATTCCTCTCCTCCCAGCATCATGGAGGAGGGAATCACCAAGTAGAATACATCCATTAGTATCAGTTATCCAATTCCCCCAGTGAAATATAATGGCCTCCCTATCAGGCACACCCTCTACCACGTACGTCTGCCCAAACCTATCACTGCTGTGTGTGGAGCAGATATACTGCTGCGGAGGGATACAGCTAGTCCAGGGTTTATTGGCCTGATCTGGAGGCTCAAGGGTTAAACAGAACAACTGCTTCTGGATTCTAAGAACTCCAAAGCATCCTTCTGGGCTATCCTCCATCCGGGTTAACTCGAGAACGGGAACCACTAGCTCTGCTCCTATGCCTGTTGTTAGACTCATCTCTCAGCATATCAGTATTGTGCTCGATCTTCGTTTCCATCCTCTCTGTTTGAATCATCAGGTCCACAACCTCACTGTGAGTATCACTTGTCTGGTTATATATTAGAGCTAGTAGACTCAGTAATATAGTCAGGGCTCCGCCTATAACCCAGAGAAACAGTGGAAGCTTAACCCTCTTGTCAATCTCTTCCCACTGTGTTTTCTCCATGTCTCTCAGTCTATCTATCCTTTTTGCTAGGTGGTTTAACTCAGTTCTACATTCTGCAGGGCACTTTGATACTACAAGACGAGATGCCCCTCTCTCCATTTCACTTTCCTCCATTCATTCCTCCTAGTTTCTTCCGAACAGGAAACTCCACATGGCGCCTGTTGTGAAGGTCTGCTCCGAGTATAACATAGCCGGTCGTAGAATTGCTCCCACCAACGGGAATGTCTCTGTCACAGTAGCAGCCAATGTCACACTCAGGAAGATTGCACCAGTAGTACCACCATCCCTCAGGATAAGAGTATTAGCACTGGTGCCTCCTGCTCGGAACATGACAGCGAAGACAGGTACTCCATTCACGTGACCTGGCAAGGACTCAGACCACAAGTAGTTAGAGTCCATAGCACTCAGACTGATCACGTTCTTGCTTCTAGTAATCGTGTTAGCCATCTGAATCCTCCTCAGTTAAAATGTCAATAATTGACGTTTCTGATTACAACTTTCGCTCTACATGAGGTATAGCGAATAGATACTTGAACTTAGAATCTCTATACATCTCTGGAATGTCTCCCTCAGTTATTCTCTTTCCCTTCCATATAACATCTGGAGCTATCCAAGTTGGTCCTAGCCACTTCTTAAGAACCCTAGTCATCAGCCACTCATCATCTCCAGCTTCCCTGTGCTGATGTGCTGTATGAGCACGCCATGCAGCTAGGATGCCGGGGCTGAAAGCCACAGTTGGATCATAAGTCATACCAGATAGGAATGGAAGGTGGAATATATGATGCTTAAGATTCATGCCTGCACTAGCCCCTCCCATAGTTACAGCACCAATTGTAAGGATATCCTTTGCAAACTGATTTACTACAGGAGTCCCAAAGAAGTCAACCTCAGACTTTAGAGCATCTGCAATAAGGTTTACCTTAAACTGCTGCTCAGTACTCTTCATGGTCCCTCTTAGAGTCCTAAGACTTTCTAATAGTTCAGTCCTGCCCTGTGGAGTTCTAGTAGCTTCCCATACTGCCTTACCCATGTTCTTTATGGCCCTGGTACCTCTGATAGCTGTGACAAGTCTCCTCTCGAATATCTTGTATGGGGTGCTCTGGAACATAAGTAGAGCTCTAATCTTTGGGTCTCTTAACCACCCAGGATTAAGTTCTCTTGATAGGAAGTTGTTCTTAATTAGCAAATCCCAAGATCCATAGTATGCTTGCTCCGCTGTCATTCCTCTCTTTGCAGCCATCTCTAAGCCTGAGAGTGAAGAGACTCCCCTGTCTATTACCTCTGCCATATTGATCCAACTTGCCCCGATATTTTGACCAGAATGCCACATATTCTTCCATAGAGAGAATACTTCTTCATCAGCGTGGATACCCATATCTATAAGTCTGTGTCTAGCATTTCGAGCAGGAATCATGGAATGTAGAAAGGAGTCAATGAGCTTATCCTGCCTTCTCATCCCACTGACTCCTGCTCTACTTAAAGCGCCCCTAGTTGTTTCAGTCAAGTCCAGTGCTCTTTTCATAAGATGCCTAGAGGCTTTAGGAACTTGTGTAAGACTCTGCTTGAATCCAGCACTGATCATGGTGCCAGTCATCTTCATCAAGTGCTTCCCTCCTGCTGAAGGGTTACCCCATAGCCTCTTCATTGCTTCAAACTGTACATACCAGTTGGCAAATCTATTAGTTCCATACATATCAACTGGTTTAATGCCATCTCTTAGGTCCTTGAATACTTGGGCCATCAAAGGTAGATGAGAGGTTCTCTTCTCTACTTCGTTCCAGCCATCATTCCAGAAGAGACTATTCTGAAGTCGCCTCTCTGTATCTCCAACATAATATAGCATAGAGGTTTCAGATGCAGGCATTAAAGGTCTTGAATGTGGAGACCTCCTAAAGAATCTCATATAAGCTACAGTATTCTCATCCATTCCCTTGATCATATCCTTAAAGACTGCTCGGAATTCTGGATGCATGATTACTGGCATATAGGGGCCTTTAATAGTATCAACACCTGCCTTATCAAGCCTTGTCTTATACTCAAGGAGCTGCTTCCTTAGCCTTCCAGCCAGTACCTGCTCATTGGTACTGAGAGTAATATTCTTCATAAATGGGGCTTTCTTAAACTCTGGACCATCCCAGACAGACAGGTAAACTCTTACTGTGGGAAGCTCTCTGGCTGCTTGCTCAGCAGTCTGTGCCCATCTCGTATGGAACTCGTTAACTGATCCCTCAAGTTTCTGTACTATTTCTTGACTACTGGCTAAGGCCTTCTCAATATTGCCCTTATCTATAGCTAAGATGTCCTCAGACAACTTCTTTCCATGTCCCTTACCTACATCTTCTAAGGCTTGTGTCAGCCTAGCTACTTCAGCAGTATGATGCTCAAAGATAACTTGATCCTTCATATAAGGAATCAGGTGTTTGAATCTGTTTGCAACCTCCTTTGGAGCTGCAACTATACCAGATTCCCTGAACATATTAGTCAGGATAGTCTCCATGTTTGTCCTGTTTACATACTCAGCTGCTTGATAAGAAGCTCTAAACACTGCAGGATTGTTCATGAGAAACTTTCCTATATTAAGAGCTTCCTCTGCTTTCTGATAAGGACTCATGAAGATATGACGGATACCAGGTTTTACATCCTTAGACCATGATCCTATATTCTTGAGAATTCGTCCGACAGCCTTATCTCCGGGGAGCCCTCTCATGAACTCTCCAAAAGTCATGAGCACCTTGTTCGGGTCCATAACCTTTGGGACAATGAGTGATGTATCAGCCAGCTCCTTCATCAAAGCCTCAGAAGTTACTACCTGCTTGGCAAACTTAATTGCTGTAGGAACGGCCTTGGCTGCTGAGCTAATAACACCTGCCTCTGCTTCCCTTGGAGAGAAGAGATTGAATAAGGCAGGACTCAGACCAAGGGCAGCAAAGAAAGATATTAGAGATATTCTCTTCTTTAGCTGTGATATTATAACACCTGTGGAAGTAGGTAGAGCAGCTGTTGGTCCAGTGAAATCTCTACCAGTCACTATACCTTCTCTTAGAAGCATCTTGTCTATATCAGATATATTCCTTGATCCAGCAATTGCCTCATCCAACTGGATCATCATATGTAGAGCTTCCTCATTACCGATGTCTCCAGCAGTATGCTTCGTTCCTATCTCTTTAACAAGTGCATAAGCATCATCTCTTGTAATAGGAAGATACTTGCCCTCAAGAGCAGCTGCAGCCTCTGCTTCCTTTGCTCCTGCTGGTACAGGTCTCCAGCCAGTATGTTCAGTAAACAAATCCTTTCCTGTCCTAATCCTCTTATAATGCTCCAGACTAGTTATCCCTGGAACTCTCTCACCAGGAGAAACTATTCCCTCTGCTATAGCCTTCTTCTCTTCAACAGCTATTGCTGCATCTAAAGCAGCATTCTCCTTTGCAGACATCTTAGCATACAGTTCAGAGGTGTCTGCATATTTTGTCAGCACCTCTTCTCCAGTCATCTTGACTGTCAGAGGACCCTCAGGTATCTCAACAACTGCCTCTGTAGGAACTTCAGTATACGGACGATCAGGAAAATACTTTGTCCAGAGCCTCTCATGCAGCTCATCTACAGCATCATAGGCCTCCTGATGACTAAGTCCCTCCATCTCCTTAGTAATGGCAGCAGGGGTCTTCTCTGGGTCAACCTTATACATTGCAGCAAGCTTCTCCTGAACCTTCTTAGATTCACTGGTTAGGAGCTTCTCAGCTTCTCTTGGTCCTGCGTAAGTAACCCTACGTCCAAGCAGCTTCTTCACCGCCTCAGGATCGTTCTTTAGAAGGCCACCCTCCCCCTGACTAAGTGAGTAAACAGCAGCATCGTAGGCTTCTTTCTGAACCTCTGACAAAGCAGCTCTGGCATTTCCATGATCCAGCTCTCCAGCAGATACACCAGTCCCTCTCTTAACTACTTCACTAGATGCAGGATCAAGCTCAAGCTCAATAGATCTTATATATCTATTCAACTTATCCACTTCTGCTTGGATAGAACCAAGCTTTGCCCTATCTGCAAGGGTTACCATCTGTCCTTCTCTGTGTCTAGCTTGCAAAGAAACACTCTGACGAATCTGGTCCTTTAAGGCTTCTCGCTTCCTGATAAGCAGAGCAAGATTCTTAACCTTAAAGGCATTATCTGGAGTAGCCACTTCCCCAAGTGCAGCAGCAGTCTGAGCATGAAGCTCCCTTGTCTTAGTGACAAGTTCTGCTGTCCTGCCCCTAATCTCCTCTGCTTTCTCTGGAAACTTCTCAGCCTGCCTCTCAGACCAAGCCTCTATCTTCCCAATCTCCTCCTCCATTCTGTCAAGTACCTTTACTCCAGACTTGGCCTGAGTCTTTTCAACTCTGGCAGCACGAAGTGCGGAAACCTTTTCAGCTACAGTGGTAGGAGTAACACCAGTGACTAGCTCTCTAGCAGATTGTCTATCTGCTGCGTGGAGAGTACCTACTCGGATACCACTAGGATTATTCAATGCCTCCTCTAATCCTACATCGTCAAGTCCACTAAATGCCTTGTAAACCTGCTCATGAGTCATATCACTTCCAGTGATATCCAGTATCTCCCTCTGTCCTCTGTATGCAGCTTCTTCTGCCATTCCTACCTCTGCTGATATTTCAGGAGTTGGGCCTAGTCCAGTTGTAGTACCTCTAGGTCTTGACAGTGGGGGACGATCAAGTGCCTTAAACAGTATTCTCCTTGGATCAGCAGCACCACCTATCCTCGGAGAGAAACCACTCTTAAGAACTGCAAGAGCTTCTTTAAAGCTATCAACTCCAAGGCCCAAGTCATACTTCGCTTTAACTGCACCAGACAGCATAGTAGCCAGTTCCTCAGACGTAGCTCCAGCCTTAGCCGCTGCTGTGAGCCTAGACATATTAAGCACATTTGCAGCAGTCGGAGAGGCAACCATTTGTCTTGCAGCAAGTCTAGGAATAGTGAACAGCCTTCTAGCAACTGCCTCACCCCTAACAACTGCTGGCAGCTCCAGGGCTAAATCAACTCCTAGTACCTTAGCCTTATCTAGAAGTTTGTCAGAGTGCATCCTGGTCTGTCCCCATTCAGTACTATGCACAAACTTCCTTAATGGATGAGCCAAAGTCTCAACTAATGCACCTGTAACTGCACCAGTGACAAACCCCGCAGCCCCAGATGCTGGACCAGTTATGCTGAGAGGGAGAGCAGTTATAGCACCAAAGGCCCCTGCTGATGTAGCTATATCTCTCGGGCTTGCAAACCAGTCCTCCTTTGCTGCAGCCTTCTTGAACTCTTCTTTTACAGCTGTCCTGTACTGATCATATAAAGGTGGCTTAGTAAACCTCTCATCATCTCCAATTTGAAATAGAGAGGTGTCTGCCATATGCTTATATCGTAGTGATTCAGTGTATCTGGACTCTCCGGTTGTTGGATCCTTAGCAGTGTACATACCCTCTGCTAGGCCCTTAAGAATCTTATGTGCCCGCTCACCACGATACCTAGGATCAGCAAGGGCTTGAGTAAATTTCTCCCGAAGCTGGAGGCCGTATCCCTTCATAGGATGATCAGATGGGATAACATAATCCAGACCCTCAGTCTCAAGAGCAAACTTCCCCTTAGCTGGAGCCCTCTTTACTGGAGACAGTACCTTTGCAAAAGAGGCTACGAGTTTGTCCGACTTCTCAGGATCGCCCAGAAGCTTGGCTTTCTCCGCTTCTGCTTTTTGGCGTTCCTGTAACTCGCCCATCAACATTCCTAGATATACTCCGAATGCACTACTTGCCATTTCACCTCCACTACTACTAAGAAACGTCAATAATTGACATTTTCACTTAGAATCCTTCAAGATAAGCTGGCCATTCTGCTAATCTTTTCTTGCGCCTTCGCTCCTCTTCATTGTAACGCCTGAGGTTGGTCTGGGCTGCTATTTCTTCTAGTATCTCCTCGCTGTAATCTGTAGGCTCATTCTCTGGTGGTTCTGGAGTTTCGAAGGTACCAAGTTTTGCTCGTTCAGCTGCTGACATTGCATAACCACCAGGTCTAGCCACTTCAGCAGGAGGAGCTGTAGTACTAGTTGTGGTATCAGTGGGACTAAGATCTTTGATTGCCTGTTGTAATTGACCTACTAAGTCCTTCTGAAAGCCAGCACCTATACCAGCTGTTGCAATATCTGCCTGAGCCTTGATCCTCTCAGGATCAGTCTTGGGAATCCCTCCCCACATACCTTCAAGAATATTTGGGTAGTTAATGCCTGTATGAGGATTGAAGTATTGTCTTGGGGAAACTGTTTGATTTCCGCTCATCACTCGTAGAGACTCTATTAAATCTTCACGCTTAGTAGGGATACGGAGCAGTCCAGTTGTCACATCTCTGATAGCTGCGGGGTGCGTCTCTGCAGCATAACGAGGCTGGGCTGCCTTCTCAGGAACGGCCCCGCCAGAAGGAGCGACTACTCTCTTCCCTGGTTCTATTTTCAGTCCTGGATGAGTTCCAGACCAGTAGTCTCCTTTAGAAGTCCAGTCCTTCATGAGTGCTCTTATACTAGAAGTTCCAAGACCTCGAATTGTCTCATTCTCAGTCAGTGCCCCTACTCCTCCTCCTTTTCCAAGAATTTCGCTTAAGTCACGGAAACCTAGCTCCCCTGCCAACCAGGGATTGTCTTCAAAGTAGGACTTCATTATCTCCTCCTATACATCTGTTAAGTACCTTCTTCAAAAGTATGGATGTACTGCCATAGCCAGTGATTTTGTGTTATATCCTGTGTCACGCTACTTTTTACCTCAGACTCAACCTTAGATGAGGCTGTTGTCCAATTATAGCCATGATGAGTCGAGCTAGTCACTGTACTTATAGCAGCAGCATTTACTTGCGCTGCCGTCCTAGCCATAGTTCTGGCAGTTTCCTGTACTTGCTCCAGATTAGTTTCCTGTGCTCTTGTAGCAATATCATATCTTCTTACTGCTGCTTCTATCTCAGCAATTAGTTGCTGTATTCTAGCTGCAAACTCACGAGCAGCAGCATCAAGTTCAGACCCATATATCTGCCCCTCTGTACTGAATACGTTTACTCTCAATCCATCTACCTTAATTATAGTGTCAGCAGATCTATAAGCATACTCTACGTCAGTTGCATACTTTCTAACTGCTGCTTCATAGATTGCTACTTGTGCCTTGTTAAACTCTACCAGAGCTGTAGCTCTTGCAATATCAATATCAGCTCTAGCCTTATATGCTTGTACCATACTCGTGTAGCCTTGGACACGTGACTGGTAGTAATCAGCCTTGGCCTTCTCACCTTCAATCTGTGCCTTATACCCTTCATATCTGGAGGTGGCTGCTTCTACACGAGCAACGTAGGCTTGGACAAGAGCTCTGAAGTTTTCTATCTTGTTTCTCTCAATCTCAGAGTGGATACGAGCACCTTCCATCTCAGTCCTATAGAGCTGCATCAGAGCCTGTAGGCCGTTTACTTGAGCAGTATAGGCATCTACTAGAGCCTTCTTAACTTCAACAGATGCTTGCACTCCAGCTATCTGAGCCTTGTAGAACTCTGCCTTGGCAGCCTCTCCCTGAATACGAGCTACGTAGATGTCAGCCTGAGCTCTATAGGCTTGTAATCTTGCCTTATATGCTTCTACTCTGTTTGCATATACTAGGAGAGCAGCTTCAAGAGTGAACTTTGCAGCATCAAATGTTCTCTGCTGTACCTGATTATGAAACGCTATTAGAGTATTCTCCCATTGTCTCGACTGATCAATAGTAAAGTGGGTATTCTTCTGGGCAAGGTTACTTTGCTGTACTAAGATATCGTTGTTAAGATCCTCCCTTGATTGTAGTATGACATTGTTTATCTCTAGCAACCTGCCACTTAATACTCCTGGAGGCAATGTAAATCCTCTGGCTGCGAAGTAGTCAGTAGCCTCAATAACCAACTCCTCTTCTTTCTCTCTCAATCGAGATACTGCCCTATCATAGATAGCCTGCTCAGTTTCCTCATTTAATCCAGTACCTCCTGCAACTAGCTGATCATAGAGATGAGATGAGAGTCGCTGCTTAAGTGCACTGTTGTATAATTCTTCACTCCACGAAAACGTAGGAGTAGGAGGAGTCAGATCATCTACAGGAAGCTCTCCCTCAAAATCTGGAATGTTATAGTTTGGAGGAGATGGAACTGATATATCAGATATATCTGGTATTACAGGAAGCTCAATTGAAGGAGCACCTGGAATCTCCACGGTATCTAGACTCGGAGGGGTCTCAGTATATATAGGCCAGTCGACATTAGGAGGAGGAGGAATCTGGAACCCAGGATCTGGAACATTGAATGGAGGAGGATCAGAATCATCTATGATAGGCTCAGTGAAATCTGGAATAGGTTGAGTGAATGGAACACTAGCCATCTGAGTATCTCTGACAAGAGGAGACCCAGGAAATGTAAGAGAAAGAGCGTTAAGACTTGCTGCTGCCTCTGAAGGAGGATCAGTTTCTGGGCTTATTCCCTCTGAAGGAGGCAAATTCTGTATATAGTCCATCATTTCAGCCATTGCAGCATATGCCTCCTCTCTAGACAATGCAGCAGCATCTAACACAGCTTGTAATATTGCTAGAATATCAGTAGTATCAGTTGTGGCCATGTTTCCTCCTTTAGAAAGACATACCAGTAGGTATTCTTCTAACTAACCTGAATGTTCCTGGATTATATTTAGTTATATCCGCACCAGTAATTGGATCTCTGAAAGTGTAGGGTACTAATCCCTCACCAGTTACCCCGTCCTCACTTGGAACTGATCCAGGAGGAGGATCAGGATAAGACTCCAAGGAACCTTGAAGTTCACGACTCTGATAATGCACGAATTCTTTATCATAAAAGGTTATAACATGATACTGAAGGAAGTATTGCTCGTTGTGATCCCCATCCCAGGGAAACTCCTTCCTTACAGTGGTGAATAGGAAGTAAGCTCTGCTCCCTGATTCATATATAGTACACTCTCTTATAGCACCCTGCTTATCCATTCTCTCAGATTCACTGTAAGTGTGATCCTCAAAGGCCTTATACAAATACTCTGATCCTTCAGCCTTGCATAGTATAAAATATTCTCTCACCTCCCAATCTTCAGTCCAATCATGGGTAAGTTGGTAACAGGTACATGAAAGTCTTCCATCCTCAGAGGTGGCTCCATAGGCAAATCTATCTTCTGATGTATAGGCAAGCTTGACATAAGGTACTTCAGGATCATCAAGCTCAAATACAAATTCTCCATCTCCACGTTCTATCGCCTGTGGATGCCAGATGCCAATAGTTATTGTGTCCCATGAGCCTATCCACGTACCAGAGTTAGGACCTAGAGCTGGCATTATAACATTTATTGCACACCAAGTACAGGTAACTCCTGCAGGACACGCCCAGGCAGTAGCATCCCAAATTATTACATTCCTACCTGAAGTGCAGCATTCTATCCAGTACATACTTTCTGCCATATAACCTGCTGGCCACTCTAAAGTAGTCGTATCTATATTCTCCGCAACACGGGCTATACCTGGGCCCTTCACTGGATTCTCCTCAGATCCCCAGTTTTGTATACAAGGACGAAATATTCCCCAGGGATCTATATCAGGAGCATGAAGCTGGGAGAAGATGTTGAACTTATTCCACTCGTATAGGCTATATCCCAGATGGTGTGGATAGAAGGTCCTTAAGCCCTCACGCTGAAGTGGTACAACTGGAACTAACTCTTTAAACCTGAGCGGAGTAGGAAAACTAGCAGCACCTACAAGAGCCATAGCAGTAGTCATAACATAAGGATTAGGAAGACGATCTGCAATCTTTAAGGTTCTTACATCCTCAATCAGCATATACTCGTAAGGTATCATTTCTGCGTATTCAAGACTGAATATTTCTATAGACCCTATTAAATCCCAAGCAAGAAACTCCTCTATCTCACTAACTATCTTTGGTTCAGGCTCAGGCTCTGGAGGTACATACTCTGGGGGAGGAGTCCAGATTGTTATTATGTCAACTCCAGCTATGCTTTGGACTGTATAGGCAGCCCATGGAAATGATCTACTTGTTACAACAACATCTTGATCTTCACCAACTAGGAGCTTTTGCTTTTGTAGTAAAGCATAGGCCTGCCCTGCATACTGCATAGCATTTACTATTCCCCCACCTGCTGAGCGTACTATACAACCCCTGAATCTTACCTCAGATTCTATAGGAGAGGTAACAGGATCGAATCCATCAAGATTGTGTCCAGTATGTGGGGCTACTTCATGGTAAAGAAGCTTAGTCATAGAACAATACCTGTAAACCGACTGCGATCAGCTGCAGAGGCATCAGATAAATCTCTGATTGGTATATTAGTATCCAGTATCATCCCATCAGAATACACTGAAGCATCTATTGCTCTCACTGGAACCTTCCCATCAGTTTCCATATCTAGTCCAGCTAAGAGTGTTGAAGTTACTGTCCAGTAAGGTATTCTCTTGTTAACTGAGGCAGTATCCTCTGAGCTAAGAGTTGCTGCAACTTTCCATCTTGGAATCCTAGAGCTGACTCTAAGATCAACCTCAATGATCATTGCTGCATCAATTTCCCATCCAGGCGCAGTCTTCTCTAGACGGACAATTACAAAATCTACAAATGTCCCCTCAAATCTGCAGCATGGTATGATCTTATTTAATCTAGCTCCAAGATAACCTGTAAGACTATATGTAGGCATAGTACTGTCTAGGGTTAGGAGCGGATGGGATTCACCGCTCCCTTCCAAAGACCGCACTGGAATCCTAGTAGATTTAAGATTGGCACCAGAATGGGCTTCTATCGTCCTCCCAGGCATATGCTGATGGAATCTTAGCACAGTCTGAGTAGATGCTTCAAGCTCCCAGACTGGCCACCTAGGATTACGATCAGGTCTTGGGTCAGTATAGATACGTAGACTGAATGTTTTAAGATACTCAGTGACTGCTACTGATTCATAGACAGAGATCCTTCGAGTGATCCCACCCATTACTACTGAATCAGTAACAGATACGGTATCATATACTGAGATTCCCAGGGCATCAGGTAACTCTGCAGTTACTGACTCCTGAACAGTTACCTCATCATAGACATTCGGATCAAAGGCCATCTACTAGGCTCCGTAATATTCAGGTAACGTCAGCTTGAAAGCATCAATGGTATAGGTGTTCCCCACAGTGATCTGGGTCTGAGCCATATTCAGGTCTGCTCCAGAGATTCCTACACTTCCATCCATCCTGGCTAGGATAGTGCTAATAGCACCAGCATCAGAAGGATTAGCAACAAACCTGAACCAGCCTGCTGTACCTGCCTGTACTCCAACCCCTGACCAGACATCAGAGTTTTTCTCCAGCTCACCATCCAGAGGATCGTTCTCGAACTCCAGGCCATTAGCAAATGCTCCATGAGCCCAGGATCCACTAGATACAGTGACAGTAACTAATAGGCTCCCAGTCACAGCATCATCTGGTGAAGATGGTTGAGACCCAGAATAAATATGAATAGCCCCATCCCTCATAATATCCTTGAGAGAACCGCCCTCTGCAACAGCTACAACTGTTCCTGCAAGACCAGCCTCGGCTGCAACTGTTCCAGTTGGTAGTCCAATAGCTCCAGCTGCAACTGTAGTAATCCTAGTCCCTGATATACCATCGTTGCTGGTGGATCCTTGAACAAAGATCTTCTGGCCAGGGGCAAATCCTGCACTCACAAATCCATTACCACTGTCAGTGATGCTGTCATCACTCCCACCACCATCTACAAAGGTCAGGCCAACTCCAATGATAGCCCCAACCACTTCAGCCTGGAGCCCATTGAGCATATCTCGTAAACCTGTTGAAAATTTTAGAGCCATTAGTTTCTCCTTTATGCGTCCTCAGGTTTTGGGCCAAGAACAATAGGAATTACAGTTATTTCATCCACAGCAAAGTCAGCACCATTGACATTACTGATCTCTACATCCCAGTACCTTCCCTTCCTATCTCTTCCAATAGAGACCTTCTGACTATGCTGACGCTCATCCTCATGCCTTGGATGCAGTTCTCTAACCAGAGCAGTACCCTCATCCGCTCTGACACTAACCTCAAGCTTTCCATCAGTCTGATAGCCAACATAAAGTCTACGCAGCCTCTTCTGATTGATAGCATTGAAGTCAGTTAATGGAGTACGGAATCTGGCATTAATATCCTCTTCCCCATCCTTCTCTGCTGCTCCAACTATAAAAATACCATCCTCATTAGCACCAAGGACTCTTGAACCAAATCTGCACATACTGTTGAAGTTATAGTTGGAGTACTGACTAGGAGCTAATGTCTCCAAGGCTATACATAATGTAAGTCTATCTGTTGCCATATTACGGCTCCAGTACAGAGATATACTTAAACCCGTTGTAGATTCCTGTGCCTTCAAGAGCATTAGGGTAAGTAAGTCTCCGTTCAGTAAGGTTAATAAACTCTCCTTCAGATGTACCTAAGCATATCCCTTCACTGCTTGTCCATATCACTCCAATCCCTTTATACTCTCCACGACCAACTCTAGAAGAATCTATATCAACATCAGTTCCAAATATAGGAGGATATGTAGCTACTCTGTGAAGTGTGAAGTTCTTTGGGGTATCTCCCTCTAAGAAATAAGTCTCAAAATGTGTGCCCATCCAGATTCCTCTTCTGACTGGGTGGAACATACGAAGATGCGAATCAAAAGCTAGATAATTCCTAGCTCTATTAAACAGATTGATACCAAAGGACTCACTATACCAGACTATATCTCCTTGAACAACATACATTCTTCCTTTGTAATATGCCAGCAGATGCCCAACAGGCGGATCAGAATACTCCTTCAGGCTCCTAACCCCAGGGACACTACTTGGCATAGACCAGGCATACGATACACCTGCTCGTACATAACCAGTCTCGAATCCATTGCCATAGAAGATTCTATCATTCAAGACAGCATAACTCATCCTTGCACCAGCAGTAACAGTCCTAATGGCTGCATAGCTGAAGTCTGTTCCAAGCACACACAAGTTAGTACCTGTCACAAATAGTGCTGTAGTCCCATGAGCAAACAGGCTGTGACAGGGATCAGTAATATCAGTCGCCTCCCATCCTCTCCTTCTACTAATTCTCCCTGTATGATCAATATCTACATTAACAGCGACAGCAAGGTCCTGAAGACCTGTATCAGGATCAAACTCCAGCCTAAGAGGATCAACTCTATTGTTCAGCCCCTTCGCGCCTCTAAGCCATACCACAGGTTTCGACATTAGTACCTCCAGACGCTGCTAATGTGATGAGGGGTTGTCCTTGCCAGCCACTCCCTTAACTTATTTATTCCAGAGTCTCTATTCCTTGAGTCAAGGGAATGAAAGTAATGGCTCTTGGCATTAATCTTCTCTCCCTCCACCCCATCCTCTATCTTATCAAAGATAATAAACGCAGTTCCATGAACGAACAACTTCCTATGCAGATAGGCTGGAAAGTCAGAAGGTTCATCTTCATCCTTAAAAAGAGGTGAGGGGTTCTCATAGTATAGTATAGTAAGTGTCTCAGGAATGGAAGGCACCTTTTGGTACCACAGAACTGACCCTTCGAGAGTTACTGCTTCAACAGCTCCTTCTGCATCCATATCATAGTAGTCATCCATCAACCTCTCCAAGTCCGGATAGACTGTCGGTTCGGACCCATCCGCTTTTTTAACCCGTCTTAGGACACCAGAAAAGCTTCGGCTGACACCATTCAAAGATGTATATGCTTGACTCACTACAGTATCAACTGTACCAATCCTCTTGAGTGACGGCAGATTTATTTGACCTGCAACTAATGCAAGAGTATCATTGATATAGCCGTCTATAGTATCAGCATCGAAGGAAGCATCATCCACTATATTCTCTACTTCGTTCCTGATAGCTTCTAATTTCATAAGAACCCCTCACCAGTCAAAATGTCAATTATTGACGTTTCTTACTATGCTGCCAGTGGTACCTCAGTAATCAGAGCATGAACTCTGACAATACCAGCAGTAATTGTACCATCACTTCCGATGTACGCAGCAATACAGGGAACTGTAGTATCTGCTGGCACAATGATAACTGGAGTCAGTTCAGTCATCAACAGCTTCGCAGTGATCCAGTCACCAGTTGCAGCAAAGTACATTGCAGGTGTGCCAACGGTAACATCTGCTGTGGGAACATAATCATCTGCGTCTACATCAGTAGTATCCCCACCAGTAGTAACATCATCTGTGGCAAGTGTACAAGTACCAATATTCACTGTGCAGGTACCACCAGCCAAAGCAGTTACTACCTGACAACCAATCTTCTCAACGATAATATGACTGTCTCCGTACTTTGCTGCTGGGAAGGAGAACAGTACTGCAGCCAGATCATCAGATGCAACAGCACAGACTTCACTGGAGCTGATCCAATAAGGCTGGTAGATGTAGCGTCTTTGATCCATTCTTCTGTAATCAATCATTTCAGTTGTTGACATTCTTCAATTCCTTTCTCAGGGAATTCCACCCTGCATCATAGTTAGTGAAGCACGTAGTACTTGACAAACACATGACCTATCAGTAAGGTCGTGTTAGTTCCTGCAGACAGAGTTATGGTGACAATGCCACTGGCATCATTGAACCACTTGCCTTGAGAACCAGGTTGAGCATCGCCAGTCATTCTCTTCATACCAGTAGACTCTGCGTCAGTATAAGTAGAATCCATAAATCCGTCTGCGTCTGCAGTCTCTCCATTGCCTTTGAAGCCAACGGTAGCTACACCTGTAGCACCACCAGCATAAGCTGTTGTAATCCAAAGCCAGATTTCATCAATGAAAGCAAACTTTGGAATCCTGAACAAGTCATAGGTCCCATTAGCCAGCGACAGGAGAGGCCTGCTCCTCATGAAGCGGAGGTTATCCGCTGCCATATTGCTGAAATAATCAGTCATGCGTACCTCCTTCCTTTATAAAGCTGTTGCGTAGCTGGGACCCACAATGATTCCGTAATCAATGCTGGTGAACCGAGTCTTGGTCACCCCGAAGATTCCTCCACCCCTGATCATAAGGAACCTATCAGCATCACGAGTGTAGGGATGAAAGGCCATTGTGGTCGACTTAGATTCACCAGCACCACCCCAAGCCCAACATGCTGACTGAGCACCCAGTAGAATGTTCCTGTAGACATTAGTCGTAGGAGATGGAATCCGCTCTGACTTAGAGATCAGCATTCCATTGTACTCAATCTCCACATTGGGAACTTGCAGCTTGTTAGCACTCCTGAGCAGGTCGCCCCACTGGCCTACGTTGGTATTCTGCCTCAGATTGTCAAAGACGTAGTTGTGGAGGATCACTCGGTAATAGCTCTTGCCCTTCAGCCGGAGAGGACGAATCTTGAAGTAGTTACTCCCCTGCTTGTTCATCAGCTCTGCCTTCTGCTTCATCCTATCCAGATGAGTAAGATCAAGGACATCAGCAGAAGTCTGAGATGCCTCAGCTACATCATTCACCGGCACTAAGTGCTGAGTGTCTGGCTCATCAATTGCTTGGGCAAATATTTTGCCTGCAATGCGATAAGCACTGTTGCCACACAGAGTATTGATCAGATACTCAGACAGTAGGTCAGCCCACCAGTCCGCAAGGCCATCCTTACCTTCCATGACAAGGTTGTAAGGAATCCTCTGCTGCTCCATCCTGCCACCAGTATCAACAGCATGGTTCAGCTCTTCAATGGTCACATTGAAGTCCTTGAAGACTAGGCCTTCCTCGTTGCCTTCTAAGGTATCATTGCCCACTACACCTTCTCCTGTGAGGGGCAGACGAATACCGAAGGTAATCTGATCACCCTGACCCTTGCCAAGTTCTGTCCTCAGCTGGACAATGGAATCAGATCCAGTGCCAGTCAGATCATTGAACTCGACTGCTGGGAGAATTATCTTAAACAGATCTCTCGCCCAGCGTTTCCTGGTCAAATTGTTAGATGTAACAAAAAGAGTCTTTGGTGCAGTCATTTACTACTCCTTTCAGTCAAGTTCTCCTCGGAGATATTTCTGATATACCTCCTCAGGAACTTTGCTAAGTTCTTGTTCTGGGAGTTCATCAATTCTCTTTGCAGTCCACCCACTTTTAGAATCTGCATCACTGCCTCCCACACTAGCAATACTGGTCGGAGCTTTTGGAGGTTCCTTTACTGGCTTCTTCTCAGGCTCTTTCACCTTATCTGGAGTGGCTACTTCCTTCTCCTTATTCGTACTGGCGTATCTTGGATGATTATCCTTGATAATTCCATACATAAATTTATAAGGATTGCCCATTAGCCAGACTTCTGCTTCTATCTCCAACGCCACTTCTGTAGGGTCACGACCCTCCTTCTGAGAAATAACTCTAGCTAATTCCTCAAAGATATCGTCAAAGTGCTCGCGGGAGCAAACCTCACGAATGTCTTCATACTTAGGATTCGCCTCCATTGCTTCGATCAGTGTGTCAAAGATAGGACCTTTCTGTTGCCCAATAGCAGCTATCTGAGTTTCAAGAGCTTCGATTTTAGATAACTCTACTGCAGCCTTATCATCCTCGTCCTGAATATCAGCTACACCCTTCTCCATCCGGGCGAGCTTTGCCTTCATTAAAGCTA